TAAATGACCCATTTGTTTACACGTTCCCTTTATCGGTTTAAGTTTTGCGAACTCTTCTGATTCGTAAAAGTCATGGACCATGTTACGCGATTCAGTTTCGGTAATGTTGAACATATCTTTATAAACATACTCGTACTTTTTCATGGTCGGCATTTTGTAGCCACGGAACTTTGCCATAGGTTTAACGAACGAGACGAGAACTTCGTCGAGATCAATAGCAACTCTTTTCATTTAAATTATACAAGTAAAAAAACTCTAAGTGTGTTTTTTGTGTTTGAAATTTTTATTCAGGTATAGTAGAGAATGGCGGATAAAATACCCGTCGTCGACTATAGCCGAATGGAACGACTCAAACCTCCAGAAAACACAGTTATACCGTTAAACGCAAATACACTGTGTTTATTTTTAATAATTGCGACCGTTATTGGTTTGTATAAACGCCACGTCGATATTAGTCAAGACCGCGAACGACGTCGTATTTGATACACTCGTTAGGGTTTAAGTATATGTCGCGTTTCATGAGTTTCTTAAGTCGTTTATCGGGAATACTTGTCTTTTCCTTATACGTTTTCTTAACCATATCCATGAGTTTATCACACATTTTCATTTCATCCTTAACTTCCTCGTATTTCCCCCAAAACCCGGTCGTGGATATTTGGTGTATGAGAACGTGTGCGTTCTTACCGATAAGACGTTCGTGACCACCCAAAAGGAGGAACGTTGCCGCCGAACCACATTCACCTTGTGCGATCGTGATAACCTTAACGCGTGATTTTTCGATTATATTCATCGCACTCAGACCCGCGAACAAATCACCTCCTCCGCTACATACATGTACACGTATAATTGGTTCGTACCCTATGAGTTCCGCCTTTTGTCTAAGAAGTTTGATTTCGAGTTTTTTAAACTCTTCTATAAATTCGAGAATATCCTCGTTCGTGATTTCTCCGTAATACAATATTTCGTTACCAATAACACGTGTGATTTTAAATTCTTCTTCATCCGTGTTAGTGGTTGTAGTCATTCTTTTATTTTTAATTTGCTATTTCTTCTTTAATCAACTTTTTTATTTTTGTAACTTCGCGTTGTTTGAGTTTATTTTGTATAGCTAAATGATTCATCACATCAAAATCTTGTGGTGTTAAATTATATTCTTTAAATTTAGAAACGTCACCCATTTGTGCGTACATTCTAAATAACATGAATTCTTGGTGATTAAATTTAGAAGAGGATTGTATTTGTATATTTTTAATTTTTTGTTGTCTCATTTTTTGGTTACCAAACTTTGTCCAAAACTTACCCGGGCGTATATTTTCAGGAGTTATTTTTTTGGTAAAATACATTTTTGGAATTTTAATGGCGTTTAGTGTAAAAAAAGGCATGATGTCCCAATCACCTTTATACATTTCCACGTCGTATACATCTGCGTTTGTTATTGCGTTTGTTATTTTTTCGGCGTTATCATTTATCGCGTCTATATAATTTTCCTGAATAGCTGACCAAACATGACCATGTTCGTGTAGAGAATCTGTTATATCAATATTTTCATCGTTACATAAAACGTCGTTAATAATATCCTTTGGTGTTTTAAAAATATCTTTTTCGTATGGAAATTCTAAATAACTAAAAAAGTTATAAATATTACCCGAACATTTGTGTGCCGCTACAGAACAATTCGTATGAGTAGGTTTTAGTTTCATTATTTCATCTGGACTTTTTTTAGTAACTATCATGGTGGTAAAGTTATCCATGAAGTAAATACTTTTAGATGTTACGATCAACGGTTTTTTAGTTATATTTTCACCTTCAGAAACACTTTCAATTATTGATTTATATTTGTACATATCTATATCATAATCTTCAATATAACTATACATATCTGAAATTTTTATTGTGCTCATGAATATATCCTTTTTCTGTAAAGGTTCGTCCCATATTTCGATACTATTTGTTTCATCTAAAACTTGATTAATAATGAAAGTTTTACCACAACCCGATGGTCCACATAGAAAAACGTTTTTACCAGATTCTATATATTTTTGTAATAGATTTATCTCCTTATCGTGTATCGAAATATATCTTTTCTTTTTTTCTTTTTTTACAATAACAAAGGAATCCATGTCAGGTGATGAAGATGATCTAACTAATCAAGCTTTAGATATTATATTAGATAATGATATTCTTCAAAAGCGTGTAATAGATCCTTTAAAAAAGAAAATTACTCCTTATATACTATGTATCGGATTCTTTAACTTAACTATGTTTATTATGATTGCTTATCTTTCGAATCGTCTGTCGTCGATTCTGTAGTTTCAGTCTCGTCTTTAGGTATTTCAGTTACTACTTCCATGAGTTCGGTTCTACGTCGCAATTCTTTCATGAGATCACCTTTTAAACTTACGAGTCCTTTATCTTTTAAATCTGATATTTCACTTATACGTTGTTGTTTACCTTCTATATCAGCTTTTATTGTTTTTTTAGCAGAATTTACGTTACCTCGTATATCATCGAGTTCTCTTTTAAGTTCTCTTTTTGCTGTACCACCTACAGCATCTTTCAATTTAGTCATTATTGTATTTTCCGCTATAGCCTTAAACGGTGTTATTGGTTGAATATGCATAATCTCTGGTTTGAAAAATGCGTTATCATCTGGAAATTCTTTTTCGAATGAGTCTATTATATATTTAGGTACGTTTGGTGACTGTTCTATTAAACGATCGTATTCCGCACGCATATTTTCTATCATATTTGTACCATTTTGTGTTCTTTCTGAGAGTGGTAATGTTAATTCTAAACGAATAGTTCTCGAAACTTTACCATATTGTACCGAAGCAACACGGTGACCTTCCATGAGTTCATTAATCTTAAGGAATTGCATTATAGTAGTCGCTATAGCTGTAATAAGATTCAGACCACCAATTGCGGATGGAACGAACGGTTGTACAGTTGGTGGGAAAGTTTCTTGCGCAAAGTTCGCCGTACCTGTTATGGTACTTACTATAATAAGCGGTATTGTAAATTTCATACTCTGATTTTTGTATGAACAGTACGCCTGATAATGCATGTATCTATAACATGCAGCTGCTTCTCCCCAGGCCTTAAGTATCTTTTCCTGTTGGGGGTGCCAAATCTTTGGCAATTTCTTTTCTTCGTTCATACTAATAGATATGAATATTATATTCTTCATTCACTTACTGTTTTTGATAACAATGATTGTTGTTCCTTTCATGAAAAATAAACAAAATCTTGAATTTTATTCCATTTTAGTACCATTTATATTCTTTCATTGGTCAGTTAACGATGATACGTGTGCTTTAACACAAATGGAAATGGTTGTTACAGGAAACAAAAAAGAAGAAACCTTTTTTGGACGCGTCGTTGGACCTATATATAAGATGGATGATACTGCGGCTAACAATTTATTAAAGAGTCTCTTATTCTTTTTATGGTTACTCGTACAATTTAGATTAAATAGAGTTGATTTGAGTCCGCTTCATGAATTAAAAAGACGTATCGTAAAATAATATAATATTGGTACATATAAATGAAGAATAAGACAAAAAGTAAACTCATGATTTTTACCATAACGGTACTTATTGCCGTGGTTATATACCAGATATATAATCCCGTGATTTTAAAAAAAGAAGAAAAGGTCCCAGTTCGAGTTGCTGTTCCAGTTCGTGTACCCGTGAGAGTTCCTACACAAAAGGAATACCGGGAACCACCTATAAAAGAATACAAACCAGGACACGTCCAACAAATGGGTATATTAGTTGGTAACGATGACGAAACTTTACCCTTGTACGGTAAAGAAGTTCGTGGTAGACGCGACAGGTACCATTATTATACGACAACACCGGGTGACCAAATGTATTCGCTTCCAGTAACACACGAAGCGCGTGATTGTATGGAAGATATTGGGTGTCCCGAATTTTATGGTAATGAATCCGTTTCGGTTTTAGGACAAACGGGTGCATTCCAGGCAAAGATGTATAGAACAGATAATTTTTTCTAATATAAAAGTAGTAATAGATAATGGCTAAGGACGATCTTTTATCGATTGAATCCGTTGGTATTATATTAGCATGTATATTATCTACGATGTGTGGTTCTATATTAACTATTCAAAAAGGTAAATTTAATCCATATTCAGCCGCTTTTGCGTTCTTTTTGTGTTCTGTATGTTCAGTACTTTCCGGGTTTCTCGCGGATGATACGAAGAAACGTATAGATGTGATGGGTCAGGAAAGTGACGATGAAGATACAGTATAGGGTTAATTATTTTTCGCAATCCAATTATATTAATCAAACAAAAAATATTGAGTAATATAAATGAAGATCGATTCGTTAAAAACAGAGGCTAAAAGACTTGGTCTTCGCGTAACTAAAAAAATTAAGGGTAAACGTATACCTTTGACGGAGAAGGAACTCAGAATGAAAATTCAAAGACGTCAGGCACCGGCTTTGGAAATTCAGGTTCGTGAAACGAAAAAACTTTTACGTACGTGTAAATCATTGTTTAAGGAATTGAGTTCGGGTTCTACGCACAGAGTGAGTAAACCTGTTACACCAAAACCAAAACCATCAATTCCACCAGCGCCACCAGTTCCACCTAAACGTGTACCACCAGCGCCACCAGCGCCACCAGTTCCAACTAAAAGAGATCCACGCGCAAATTTAATGACAGCTTTAAAAGCAAATCTTAAACGACGAGGTATTAAACAAAAGTTAAACCAAATTTCTTAGATATTACTTTTTTAGCACCTTTTAACTCTGGGTGACTCCATAAAAGCCATCTCGACCAAAACCCTGCGGTATAAAAACCTGTTTTACCCCAGTTTTCTTTATCGCTTCGAGTAACATCGAGCATATTTTCGTGTATTAGTTTTTTATCGGTTTGTTTTTGTACCATATATGGTACATACCCTCCATGACGTGTTACGTAAGAACGCATTCGTATTGGGTTTTTATGTATTGTATAATCTGAATACCCTCGTGCACCAAAATCAACTATTCTTCCATTTTCAAAAGTAACTCTAAACTTTTTATCAATGCGAGGACTTTTTTCTAAATGAACGCGCATTTATTATAGATTAAGAAATTTTATAATTCTGGTTCGGTGATTTGTATATAATTTTCACCACGACTTTTTCTTTTTATTAACACAATACCAAGTGTGAGTGATATTAACCAGCATTGAAATTGTGATAAACCATAAGGTTCTTCTATCATAAACATATTTATATTTACATGCTACATGTTTTATTACTTTATGTACCTAATGTTTATTTTGTAGACCGATAAGTGTATAATGATGATATAAATGAATACCTGATAAAAACAGTGAAATATACGCAAGTGGGTTTTTTCTAGACGTTTTATTCAATAGAATAAGAACGGCTAATGTAAGCACTGTTACTGCTGGTATTGCGAGTAATCCTATTTGTGTATCGGTTAACGATGAATTTTTTACTGAGACTGTTGGTTGCATTTGTGATAGACTGAGAAAATATAATTATAAATGTTTTCGACACACGGCTCTATACATTTCTTTACCACCTATGAGTTCTGTTTCTGTACTATTAACAATACGTTTCGTGAATGGTCCGTGTGTACCATCCATACATTCCATACACATCGCAGATATTTTAAAAACTTTATCTGCGAGTGGTATACAATCTATGATCTCACCTATTTTTCTTTGTTTATAATCACCATCTAAACCTGTTAATAAGACTGTTTTACCATGACTAAGTGCCTTTTCAACAAAAACTTTTAATCCTATAAAAAACTGTGCTTCGTCTATGGCTATTATATCAACGTCTTGGTAATTGAGTTTGTTTAGATCATCTGTTTTTATACAATCAAATTTCGTGTTATCGTGTGTTCGTAGAACGTGTTCTAAACACCGTGTATCTTTACTCGAGTTTATGACGAGTATACGTTTTCCTATAACCTCGTACCTTTTCAAACGTCTAACGAGTTCCGTAGTTTTACCCGAAAACATGTTTCCCATTATAATTTTCAGACTCATTTTATGATTTTATAGTCTTAAACGTTTATATTAATTTATTTTTAATGACATAAAGAAAAAGAGTGTAATATAAATAAAAATGTCTTCCGAAGAAACACTTCAAATTAAACGATTAACACTAGATGCGACTTTACCAACGCGCGCTTCCCCGGGGTCTGTCGGGTACGATTTATACAGTTTAAACGACTTATGTATCGAACCAAATTCTAGGGATATTGTAAGTACTGGCGTGTGTGCGACTATTCCTATGGGATGTTATGGACGCATAGCACCGAGATCTGGATTAACTGTAAAATATGGGATACATGTTGGTGCGGGTGTGATTGATCCTGATTATACGGGTGAATTGAAAGTTTGCCTATTTAATCTCGGATCGGTTCCGTTCGAAATTAAAAAGGGTGATAAGATTGCTCAGTTAATTTTAGAAAAGTGTTTAACACCTCTTATCGAGGAGGTGAATGAATTGCAAAAGACTATGCGTGCTAATAGAGGATTTGGTTCATCTGGTTAAATAATAAATTAATTACCGAATGCGACACCACCCATACCATTCTTAATCCTGAGAATGTTATAGTTGACCGCATACGCGCGAATAAAGTGA